ATCTTGCATGGGCTGGGACCTTGACCAAGCGCTCATGCGAGTGCACCAATCAAACCTTTCTAAACTCGGTGACGATGGTCAGCCTGAGTACCGTGATGACGGTAAAGTATTGAAAGGTAAAAACTATCATCCTCCTGTCCTTAACGACTTAGTTAACCCTTATCATGTCTGAACTTATCGCACGCACTGGCCGAGTGCAGTCCTGGATGGACGATCCTACCTCAAGATTACCGGTCAGCTGCACCGTCTATGTCTGCACCAACCAGATGGAAGGCAAAGATGGTATCGAAGCTAGCTGGCGGTTCGTTTCCCACGCCTTGAGGTACGGCGCTGGTGTAGCCGTCCACTTATCTCAACTGGATCCTCAAGGATTCGTTCGACCATCAGGTGTGACAGCCTCTGGTCCTGTATCATTTGCCAAAATTTACTCTACCCTAAATGAAATCCTCCGACGCGGTGGGATCTACAAGAATGGCGCTGTGGTTTGTCATCTCGATCTCGAGCATTCTGATGCTTTGCACTTTATCCGTACTCAAAGGGCAGAACTCCCGTGGGTCAAACGATGTATCAATATCACTCCCGAATCCTGGGAAGCCTGTGACTTTAAAGAGGAACTCCTCTACGGGATTCGGTCCGGTGACATCTGGTTAGCCAAGAAGAAATATGATAAAAATGGAGAAAGAATCTACGCTAATGTGTGTCTTGAAGTCTTCCTCAAGTCACGAGGAACTTGCCTCTTGGAGCATGTTAATCTTGCCGCCTGCACAGTCAATGACATACCGAGTGCTTTTGTTTCAGGGATGCAAGAGCTTTGCAGCCTCCATAGCAAAACTGGTGTCGGAGAGACTGGAGAATACCTCGATCCATCCGTCGATCGACAGGTTGGACTTGGAGTGCTGGGTCTCGCAAACCTCCTGGAGTATTACGGAATATCCTATGAGTTGTTTGGGGATGCTCTTGAAAGAGTTAATGCAGGCAAACCTGAAGGACGAGCTCAAGATGCTCTAGCCTCTGCAATCCGTGATGGTGTAGAGGCAGCCGCTGCGGTGGCAAAGAACCATAACATGGTCCGAGCCTTTGCAATTGCACCTACAGCAAGTTGCAGCTACCGTAGCAAATCGATTGAAGGTCACACTGCGTGCCCTGAGATTGCACCACCCATTGCTCGGTCAGTAGACCGGGACTCTGGCACATTTGGTGTCCAGACCTATGAATATGGTGATGTAGAAATCGCCAGTGATGTTGGTTGGGCAGCCTATAAAAAGGTTGCTGATCAGATCATGATTATGCTTGAAAAGACTGGACTTCTTCACGGTTATAGCTTCAATTCTTGGAGTGATATTGTAACCTATGACAATGCGTTCATTGAGGAGTGGCTCGAATCGCCCCAGACAAGCTTGTACTATAGTCTCCAGGTAATGGGTGACGTGCAGGATAAATCTGATGCGATGGCTGCTCTGAGTGGTGCTGAGATTGATGATTACCTGAGTCACATGTTAATGGAGGCGACAAACGAACCTCAATGTGACTGCCAAGAATGACACTCTATCAAAAACTAATCGAACGTAAGCGTACCTGGACTCCTGTACAGATGGAAGCAGGTAAGCTGAAGGAAGGCGCGGAGGAGATGATCTTCCGTGCCCTTGCTCTTAGGCATCTTGAGATCCCAGTCGGTGAGTTTATTTCCGCTGGTCTTAAGGGCGAGGTTCCAGAAGAATCTCAAGAACTACTCAAACTAAACATTATCGACGAGGAAAACCATGACAAAGCCCTGGGATTCGCAGCTAGAGCGCTCGGTACTGATGAAGCAGCTGAAAAAGAAGCACGAATACTTACAAAAGCTTGGGAAGATCACCCAGACCACACCATATGCAAAGCAATGGTATTGGAGAGAAGCATATTCTTTGTGCTCCTCCCGATCTTTCGCTTCTGTGGAGACGCTGGACTGAGGACGATCAGCGCAGATATCAGCAGAGATGAACAGATCCACGTGGCTGCTAACAGTCTTGTGTGTCGGGAGATGGGTCTTACCCACTCTCCTTCTCTTGATAAGCTGCGTAAAGCAACTATCAACTGGGTTCTCCAGCCTCTTAAGGAAGGTAACCCTGATAGATTTTTAGATAAAAAATTTTGGCTGGATTCTAGCGACCGACTTATGTATGAAGGGAAAGCACCAAACTTTTCTGCCACCAAGTCAGCTAGGGTTCCAGCATTCTTCGAACATAGTAATGTCAACCTACCTCAATACGCTTGAAGCAACAGGCATGCAACTGCGTGCTATTGTGACTGAGCTTGATGAGACTTTTCCACCTACCAACCCTGGACCTGGCGATAGTATTTCTACGATCATGTATCGCTCAGGTCAACGCTCCGTCGTGGAGTGGATTGTTAACAAACTAGAGGAAGCACATGTGTAGTGGAGGAGGCGGACGCAGGCGCAACAAACGCGCCGCTCGTATGCGTGCCCAACAAGAGGCAGCAATGCGTGCCTCACAACAACAAGCTGCCGCACAACAGCGACAGATGCAAGCACAACTAAATGCACAGGCAGCTCAAGCTCGTGAGCTAGCCAACAAACCAGTACCTCAGGCTCCTGAACCTCTTCAATCTCCTGACGCTCGTTCAGGTATTAAGAAAAGGAAGAGCAAGGCTGATAAGACAGGGCGTCGTTCCCTGGGTACTCAACAGTTCAGCCGTCCACTAAACCTGGGTGGTTACACTGGATCACGTGGAGGTGCACCGAATGTCTAAGGGAGTAGCAAGAGCTCGTTACACAGCTCTGAGTACATCAAGGCAACAGTTCCTTGACCGTGCTTATGAAGCTTCACAGCTCACACTACCATACCTTATTCGTCGGGACACCACACCACAAGCACATAAGAATCTCCGTACTCCATGGCAGGCAGTAGGAGCAAAGGCTGTTAGCACTCTTGCTAGTAAGCTGATGCTTGCCTTGCTGCCTCCGCAGACCACGTTCTTTAAGCTACAAGTCAGAGATGACAAGCTTGGCATGGAGATGGATGCGAATGTTAGGACTGATCTTGACCTAGCATTTTCAAAGATCGAAAGGATGGTGATGGATTACATCGCAGCATCCAGTGATCGTGTCGTTGTACATGAAGCAATCCGCCACCTCATTGTAGGTGGGAATGGACTGCTGTACTTAGACAATAAGGATGGACTTAAGTTCTACCCAATCAATAGGTATGTAATTAATCGTGATGGTAATGGCAATGTCTTAGAGATTGTCACCAAGGAATTGATTAGCAGCTACCTTCTAAACCAGAAGTACCCTGGCATTCTGGAACAGAAACCTAACCAGGTTATGAATGACAGCACAGGGCAAGGCGATGACGTTGATGTGTATACATACGTACGCTTGGATAAGAAGTCTGGCCGCTGGCTGTGGCATCAGGAGGTCTATGATCAGATCCTCCCCGGTACACAGAGCACAGCACCAAAGACTAAGAGTCCCTGGATGCCACTAAGATTCAACTCGGTTGATGGTGAGATGTATGGTAGAGGTAGGGTCGAAGAGTACATGGGAGATCTCAAGTCACTTGAGGCACTCTCTGAGGCACTCGTAGAAGGCTCTGCAGCAGCCGCTAAGGTGGTGTTCCTAGTGTCACCATCATCAACAACTAAACCAGCTCAGATAGCCCAAGCAGGCAACGGTGCAATCGTTCAGGGTAGACCTGATGATGTCTCTGTTATCCAAGTGGGTAAGACAGCTGACTTTAGAACTGCAATGGAGATGGCAATGAACCTCGAGAAGAGGATCGGTGAAGCCTTCCTTCAGTTGCAGATCAGGCAGAGTGAACGTACTACTGCTGAAGAGGTTCGCCTCACACAGATGGAACTAGAGCAGAGCCTCGGTGGGATCTTCTCACTGTTGACTGTTGAGTTCCTCGTCCCTTATCTCAATAGGGTGATGCATATCCTTGAGAGAATGGGAGACATCCCTAAGATTCCTAAGGAGTATGTCCGTCCTTCTATCGTGGCTGGTGTCAATGCACTGGGACGTGGACAGGACAGAGAAAGTCTAACTGCTTTCATTGGTACCATTGCACAAGCCATGGGACCTGAGGCATTAGCACAATACATTGAACCACTTGAAGCAATCAAACGTTTGGCAGCAGCACAAGGCATTGAGATCCTCAACCTTGTCAAGACTCCACAGCAGGTACAAGGTGAGAGACAGCAGGGCATGGAAGCTCAGCAACAAATGGAACTCACTAAGCAAGCTGGTCAGTTTGAATCTGCTCCAATCAATGACCCATCCAAAAACCCTGCGCTAGCAGATCAATTAAATGACGCAACAGAACAAGGCAACCCGACCGCAACGGGTGCCACGGAAGAAGCTGCCACCGGTGGCTAAACCTAAGCAACAAGTTCGGTCTAACAGCCCATCGAAAGCACAAGATAAAAGTAAACAGCTGCCTTCCATGAAGGTAGGTGAGCAGGCTACTGGCAGTACCAACGTTGGTGAGCCTACGCTTGGTCGCTCTAATGAATGGGTAGAGACTGTTGGTCTCGGGACTCTCCGAGTCCTACACAATGGCACTGACAAATACGATTACTAATGGAAGTCACTTACAACCCTACAGATCCAAACGCACCAGAGTTTACTGCTGACGAATTGGATTCACTCCGAGTAGGAGAGGAGCAATCCCAAGGTGAAGAGCGTATGCTGGCTGGTAAGTATGAGAATGCTGAACAGCTAGAGAAAGCATACCTCGAGCTCCAACAGATGCTCGGTGAAAAAGAAGGTGAGGCAGAAGAACCTGAAGCTGAACCTGATCAAGACTATGATGAAGAGAAGCCTGATGAAAGGTTTACACTCTTTGAAGATGCTAAAGCTCAGCTCCAAGAGAATGGTGAGCTATCTGATGAGGCACTCGATGCCTTTGATGGTATGTCTAGCCGTGACCTTGTTGACCTGTACCTTGAGTGGCAGGGAGATGATGCTTACAGTGAAACTGAAGAGGTTGTAGACCTATCAGATCAGGAAGTAAATCAGATTAAGAACTCGGTAGGAGGAGAGGATGCATACAATGCTCTTATGGAATGGTCATCCCAATCCATGCCTGGCGAATACGTCCAAGCGTTTGATGAGCTTGTCGCTACTGGTGACCCATTTGCTATTCAACTGGCAGTTAATGGACTTGTTGCATCCTACCAAATGGAGAATGGCTTCGAAGGTGAGATGCTTACTGGAGGAGACTCTCGTGTCCAACAGGATGTGTTCCGCTCTCAAGCCGAGTTGGTCGAAGCAATGTCCGATCCCCGATATGATCGTGACCCAGCATTCCGTGCAGACATTGCAACTAAACTTGAACGTTCAGGAGAATTCATTTACTAATGGCAGGAAAATGTAATGGCAAAGGGAAAGGGAAAGGCAAGTAAAAAATCTTGCTGGCAAGGCTACGAAGCTCGTGGTACCAAGACTGGAAAGAATGGCACC